AGTGTTGCCAAGTCAGTTGTTGCTGATTTGGGTAAAGCATTTGATCACACGATTACGTACACCCGTAAAACATCTCCGACGTATAACACCAGCACTGGAGCGCTGACAACGACTGACACGGCTTACTCGTTTGACGTGCCAGTCGAGTTTGTTGATGCTGAGGAGGAGGAAGGTCGCGAAGAGCGTAAAGCTCGTTTGTATATCACTCCCGATCAGATCGGAGACAGCCAGCCTGCGTTTGAAGACACGGTGACGCTGAAATACGCGGGATCTAACCGCGTTGCTCAGATTACGGACATTCGGACGTTTAAGGGTGATCAGGAGTATCTGTACCAGCTGTTGGTGAGGTTCTGATGGCTAAACGAGCTGGCACGGACCAGATCATGCCTGATCTTGAAGCTCACATGCAGGAAAGCTTTAATCGACTTACTCGCGAAATCATGCGAAAGCTCGCTACTAAGAAACGCAGTCCTGTTTATACGGGTTTCTTTGCTTCAAGCTGGAAAGCAGATAGACGTAAAATTGAACCGATTGATGAGTTAAAAGAACCCTGGCTTAGCCTTAGCAAGGCTAAATGGGCTAAAAAGGGAAACACAAATAGCAAGGCAGACAAAGGCTATAAAATTGACCCTCGTTTTTATCCGCCTGATGAAGAATTTAATTACAAGCGACGTGTCTTTATTGGAAACACAGTTAAGTACGCAGTTTGGGCGTTAGAAGACGGAAGGGTTCAAAATTTTGTTCAAAGTCCAGAAATGGCAAAACTTGTCAGAGACAACTTTAAAGAGCGTCGTCGGGCACTGATTTCTGTTGCAGGCAGAGGCGGTGTTGGTAAGTTCGGCTCGTTTAAAGGCAAGACCTATATTGACTACTTTGAGGTGGCGCAATGACTCTTGTAAACGCTCGCGCTACTTTTGAAAAAGCCGTGACTGATGCAGTTGTAGCTGCTGACAACACAGTTTTGATGGTCTACGACAACGTAGCATTCACGACGCCCGGTAAGACTAAAAAGTACATTTTGATGACTGTCAACTTTGGGCAGTCCACGCTCCAAAACCAAGGAGCGGCCCAAGATTACTACGCTGGGACGATTCAGTGCAATATCTATGTACCCAAAACCGCTGGCACGGCAGTGCTTTCAGCAATTAGCGAATCAGTTATTGACGGCCTAACTTCAGTCAATGCCAGTGGCTACACCGATACGTTTAGTAGCAAGCCCAGAGTGCTGGACATTGTTGGACCCACACCGTTAAACATTGAAGACAGGTCGCATTTTGTTGGAGTAATTTCTTGCCAATTTACGGCAACAGCGTAGTATTCTATTGACAGTAGGTAATTCCTCAATGCGAGCTGTAGAGCTGCTTCGCAACAAATTTGGTGTCAATCAGCTGTATAAGCACGCAGTTGAGCAAGACGGCGAGGTAGTGCTGGAGGTTTACTGGCACCCCTTGACCATTGCCGAACGCGAGTCAATTCAGAAGAACGCTGATTCAGAGGACTCAAATGATTTTGCGTTGAGCATGATGATTCGCAAGGCATTAGATGCTGACGGCAAGCGGTTGTTTCAGGACGGCGAGAAAGCAGTGCTGAAGAACTCAGTTGAAGCCAGCGTTCTTCAGGAAATTCAGCTTTCCATGCTGTCTTCTGGCGCGGAAAACAAAGTGGAGGAAGCTAAGGCGGACTTAAAAAGCGAGTAACGACTGGTTTTTCATTTTTTTTCTTGCTGAAAAGCTTGGGATGACGGTTGGTGCGTTGACACAACAGCTCACCCAAGAGGAGCTGGTAAGTTGGTCGGCGTATTACTCGTTAAAGAACGAACAGGAAGAAAAGGCTAGGGATCAGGCGAAAATGGTTCAGAGGGCCAAGATGCGGTAGGCACGATAGACTTGGCTGAGCAGTCGCTTTACGTCCAGCCATGGATTATGGCATTAACATTGGCGTAAACGTACAGAGCGCTCAGCTAAAAAACCTGACGAGGGAGCTTAAAGAGCTTCGTCAGATTGAACAGGACTTACTTCAACTAAAGAAAGAAGGCGCAGTTGCAGACAAGGACGCGGTTCGACTTCGACGACAAGCAAAAGATCAAGCAGCTCAACTAAAAAAGGCAACACTAGAGCAAACAAACGCTTTTAATTTTAATGGAAACGCTATCAAAGAAGGCGTTGGAAAGCTGCGAGAATATACAGCAGAGCTTAAAGACGCTAGAAATAATTTTAAAAAAGGAAGTCAAGAAGCACAAATTTTTACTAATGCAATAACTAAGGCTGATTTTACTGCTTCTATTAAAGGGCTTAGAGAGTTTAAAAGACAAGCAGAAGATACTAATCGTGCTTTGCAGCTGCTAATGACGGGCAGCAGCAGTAGCGCACAAGGTGTGCCAAGGTTTGGCGCGTTTTCGGGGATGAAAGATTTGCTGGATTTTCAGCCAGCAAATACTACCCGAGGTCTTGCAGATTACAGCCGAGTCCTTGAAGGAGTTATTGGACAAGTTGATATAGCGTCTACGTCGTACCAAGAGCTGGCTTCTCGGCTTAGAGAGGTAAATAATTTAATGGCGGGATTGCCCATAGAGACTATGGGGCCTGCAACTGTCCTCGACTCTCCAGAAGCTGCGGCTCAAAGGGCGGAGTTTAAGCGTCAACAAAGAGCAAGGCGTAACAGGCGTCTTAAAGGTGCGGCTGGTGGCGCTCTGTTGAGCGGTGGTTTTCCTCTTCTATTTGGTCAGTCAACCACTGCTGCAATCACGGGTGGCGTAGGTGGTGCCATGGGGGGAGCGATGGGTGGAACATTTGGTTTCGCTTTGGGGATTGTTGGCACTGCTATTGGCGAAGCTATTGACAAAAATATTAGGTTTCAAAAGTCTTTAGGAGACCTAAATAACGCATTTAGCAAAGCTGGCAGTGATTCTAAATTCTTTGCTGAGGACATCGACGAGCTTGCCAAGAGTCTTCGCATGACGAGAGAGGAGGCAATGCAGCTTGCTGCTTCCTTTGCGTTTCTTGGCGATAAAAAACTTGGAGAAAATGCAGCAAAACTGTTTGGTACGCCCCAGTTGCTGAGGTCTGTCGCTCAAATCAAAGACTCCGCAAGTCTAGGCAAAGTATTGGAAGATTTGCTTTCCGAAATGAGTTCGGATCAAATCATACAGCTAGGTAACGAAATTAGAGGACTAGACGTTGCTAAACAGCGATTAATAATTGAAGAAAGGCTAAACCAAGTTAAAGGTAAAACTGTCGCGCTTACAAACGAAGAGCTTCGAGCAACAAGCCCTGCAAAATTTAGACAAGCTGTTAGAAGATCTCAAAAAGTAACTCAATTTAAGACTGCTATTCCTGCTTCTGAGCTTGGAATTAGTAATGAGCAAGCAGTGCTTGAAGAATTTTTGCGTTCGTTTCAAGATCAACCTGGATCAAAAGCAGACCCAACAATTATGTTACGTAAGCGTTTGGAAATTGTTCAAGCACAAGTTATTGCTGAAGCAGACTTAGTTGCTTTGCAAGGCAAGCAAAGCCGGGCAGCTCGAATTATTCTGCGACAAGAAAAAGCGATTGGAAAGGCAAAGGCTACAGCAAAAGCAGAGCTAGACAAGTTTAAGGATCCAGAGGATCAACGCTTAATCCGTTTGAGAGAAACAGGAGAGATTGCAGTCGCAAACCTTAAGTTTGACCGGGAAGCACTTGAGTTAGCAGAAAGGGCTGTTGAGCAAACCAAAAACATTGTTCAACCGCTTGATGACCAGCTTAATGCAATTAAAGACAAAGCAGCATTTGAGCGTGAGTATGGCGAGTTAATTCGTTCTGGTGTTATTCCAGCGGTTGCTCAACAGACAGTTGAGATAAACAAACAAGTCAAAGAAATCGATAGGTTAAAAACAAAACAAAAAGATGAGCTTGATTTTCATATTCTTAATCTTAAGGCTCTAAAAGCAAAAGCGAAAACTTCAGAGCTTCAAGCAGAGATTCAGGAAAAGATAAACCAGCTGTTGGAGCGTAAGTTGGAGTTAGAAAATAGAGCTGAACAAGCTAAAGGTGCCGCTCGTGATGCTGCTAAGACGCCTGCAGGTCGAATTAAGGATGAAATGACTCGCGTTGAGGGCGTTCTTAACAATCTTATCGACCCCGCAAATCAAGTCATTCTTGCTGCACAAGCAATCGGAGATGCGTTTAGCGAGTCGTTCAGAGGATTGATTAGAGGCAGCATGTCTGCTCAAGAGGCGTTGGCAAACCTTTTCAGCCGCACTGCAGATCATTTTGCGGACATGGCGGCGCAAATGATTGCTAAACAAATTCAGATGAAAATTCTGGGTATTGCATTGAATTTCTTTCAGCCAGCAGC